CTTCAGCTTGGGTAAATGATTTACCCGCCCCGTCATCTACTGGGTTTGCGTCTTTTAAGTCTACGTCCGGACTGTCCATGTTTTCGCTCATGTAAGCACCTCTTTCGAGTAGTTGGGAAAATGGTTGTGTTTAATTATGTTATCAGTCAACTTAATTACTTGCAAATTATACTCAACGTGCAGGCCGCTAACAAATTTACCTTTGATTGGGATAATATGGTCAACGCTGTACTTTATGCCGGTTTCATTAGACAGCCTATCAGCCTCAACATAAAAAGCCTTCATTTTTTCATGGTCAGCCCATAACGGGATTGCTTTTTTGTATCTTGGCTTTGAGTTTGTTCTTAAAAAATTAGCCCATCCATTGTTTTCTTGCCGCCATTTTTTTGTTCTTTGTTTTTCAGACTCTGTATTTTCTTTGTACCAGTCCTTGTGGTATTGGCTTATTTTTTCCTTATTTTCACTTGCATACTTTTTAGATTTTAACCTGTGTTTTTCTGCAATATTTTGATAGTTGTTTTTCCATGCCGATTTAAAGCACTGTTTACAAGAAGATGACAAGCCATCTTTTTTTGATCTATCTTTTTTAAACTCTGACAACATTTTTTGCTCAGAGCATTTTGTACAAGTTTTCATAATTGCTTCTCACTGTTTAGTGGCTACAATTATAACATTACTCACTAAACACAGGCCTAAAGTGATGCCTGCATCCATAGCCCCCGCGAACAATAAAAGGGTCACCAGGCGCTTTACCAGCCCAGTTGCCCTGCCATATTTGTCTTATTTCTTCTTCAGTGTACGTCTTGCCAGCATGTCTACGGCAAAACTCACGGGTATCAGTAATAGTTGAGCCGTAATACTTGTATGCTTCAGCGCCTGATTCTTTTCCTAGTTGTATTGCAATAGAGGCGTCAAACTGCATTAGTGAATCGTGAACTATCTGCGTAGAATAACGACGCATGTTGTTGCCCAGCTTGTCTGCGGCAAAGATGCTGTGCAGGCTTTTAATAGCATCCTCAGAGGCTTTACCACCAGCGTTGGCTATATCCACCAGCCTTGCAACCTCAACCTTGTCTGAGGCGGCAAATACACCGTTTATCTTTTGACGCAATGAGGTAATTGAATCAGCAGCAGTTCTGCCCGTCAACGTATTTTGATAGACCTCGTCTGCTATTTCATTTAAAAAGCGCGAGGCAATGGCCTCAAAGCCTTGAAATGATTGTCGCTTTAAAGCTCTAACAACATCTTCACTTACCCCTACAAAGTCGCCATACTCACCAAGCATTAAGCGCAGTGACTCTGACGCCTTGCTGTAATCATTCACTACTGCCGTTGATTCAGCCAAAAAAAGCGTTCGTATTTGAATAAGTATGTCTTGCCTGGCTGCGATTGCCCACTCAAGGTCAAACAGCTTTCCAGCCTTTGTCGGTGCGCTTGCTACTATTGCCGCTATACGAGACTCAAGCGTTTGCAAAACAGTGGCTATGCGCTTTTCATTCGCATCACCTAACTGCTCTATAAACTTTGCGTGCTGAATGTCAGGTGTCATTCAAACTGGCCAATTACCTGCGTAGATGATTCAATTTCAACATAAGCTCGTTGCAAGTCCTCATCATCAAGAACCAGGTCTGCAATACGCTTATCCACCTCTTGCATAAAGACTTTGGAATTTACACCACTTGCTCGTGCAGTTTGCAAGAAAGCCAGCTCGTTGGGGTAATCTCTAACGTCAAAGCTGTCTGGGTAAAACACCTCTACGTCGGGCGTTACATCTTGCCACATACAGAAAAACGTCCAAAGCTGCTCCTCTGCAAGTTCTAACAAATCTGCCTTCTCTGATAGCTTGGCGTTTAGCAGTTGGAACTCTGTCTGCAAAGCAATGCCTGACTTTGTTTGAATCTCAGAAGCTCGGACTGCCCCCATGTGCGCCATGCGGTTGATTGCCTCAACCTTGTCTGTTATAGCCGCGCGTATCGCGTCAAGGTTTGCTCCGCTTGGTTGCAACATGTACGGCTTCATGTTCGGGTCTAGGTCATCTGGCATATTGACGACAGAACCAGCACCAGCGCTGGCGTCCGTGTCAAATGATTTGACTAATGTCGGGTGGTTGCTAATCCGAATTAGCTGCTCAATCTCTGATAACTCCTGGTAGATAGCCTTTTGCATACCGGCTATATCGGTCAAATCTGATATACCTATACCTCTAATGACAGAACGCTGTGCAGGCACGTAAACAGCCGGAATAACGCCAAGAGGGTTGTCTATTTCCTCAACCAGGCGTTCGTTGTCGTTGTTCACTTCGTACAGCTTGATTGATTCGTTAGTCCAGACCCGAATCATTTGGGTCGACTTCGTATCGGTGTGCCGTATAACTGACTCCCGAACCTTAAAATAAACCAACTGCTGGCGCCCTGAAGCTGTCCGTTCGTACTTCCAGTCAAATACGTTTTCAGGAGTAAATAGGTTGACATAAGGTCTAACGCCCTGCGCCAACTCATCAGCGCGAGTCCCAGCGTTTGATTTCGGCTTGTCTAGCACCAGCCAGGAATGGCCGTAGACACTCGCCCAAATTTGAGCCTCTCGCATAAACGAATCAAATGTGCGGCCATCAAGGTCTGCATCTTTAAGAAAGTTAATAAGCGTTGGGTTGCCGTCTAGGCTGTTGAACTCGCGTTTTGGTGCTACACGCCACAGATAGCTGCTGTAAATATGCACAATATTGCGGCAATGGTTGTCTAACGGGGTCAGGTCAATACGGCGCAAGTACTCGGTCTTGTCTTCACTCACGTACTTTGTTAAGTACTGGCCATTCCTATACTCATCGCCACCCATATAGCTTCGCAGAAAAAACTCCCAACGATTTGAGTTGTCGTCATAGTCGGGATGCTTGTTTGTGATTAAAACCATTATGTCCACCTAGCAGGTTGTGCTGTAAATTCGTGTCTGCGCTTTATAGGCATTTTACGAACGACAAAATATCCAACCGCATCGTTCATGTGGTCGAATCCTGTTGATTTGTCCGGCTCACCGTTTTTGTCATAGGCCTGTTGTTCCAACCCAAGAGCAATGTTGGGGCATTTATCAATGTTTATGTAGTATAAGCGATGGCCTTCATTGTTGCAAAGAGCCATATTGACCGCTGCGACCCTGTCTTTTACCCGACCGTTCGCCCTTGGTGCGTTGATAGTGAACCCCGCGTTTCTTAACAAAACCAAGTCGCTTGATGCCGCGTTAGTAGTGCTTGTTGCCCCGCCGCTTGCGTCTGGGTAGACAATTATTGGGTTGTCAGGATACCTGTTGCGCAAGGTTCGTATAACGTTGGGCGTGTCCTGGCCTCCGCTTATCTCATCGACTGCGTAAGCGTTGCCATCTCTCATTACATGGATTGCAGCCGCCATGTTGTTAACGTTAAAGTCCATCCCGACGTGCAATGTCTCGTTTGTACTTGGCACTAAACCCTTTGCGTTCAAAAGCCGGTCGTAGTTCATGTAAACCGTACCAGCCGTCAAGTTGACAAACTCGCCTTCAATGTAGGCGTTTAACAATTGTGCTGGGTAAGTCTCTCTAAGCGATTCAATGTAACCGGCTGGCAAGTGAGGGTTGCTATAAGTTGGAGCCTTAATTAGCTCATAACTTTCTGATGGGTTTTTATACCAACGCTCATAAACAAACCTGAAACCCTCTGGGGTTGTGCCCACAGCAACCGTGTTTGTGTGCCCATTAGCCTTTTTTTGTCTATTTCTGGCAATAATCTTATTCCAAACATCATTAGCCTTGTTAGCTGGCAATGTGTCTAGCTCGTCAACCATTGAATCGCCAACTTCGTAGCCAACAATGGTGTCTGGGTTTTCCATTGTGCGAAAGATGATTTGACGATTGTTTACCCTTATAACGTGTTCGCTTCGGTTTAGCTCGTAGGGTATGCCAATATCATCTAGCGCGGCTTGAAATCGTGGGTAAGCGATTGTTCGAACTAGCGGGTAGTTTGGTAAATAGTAGGCAACGTCTGCCCCGCCTTGTGAAAATATCTTGTTCAGCGTTCTAAGTACTAGGGCGTGTGTCTTACCAGCCCCAAAGCCAGCCACCATTGCTGGGAACCGGCTTGTACTGTTGACTAACTGCGCTTGCGGCTTTGTAGCCCTAGCCCTAAGTTTCACTAGCCACTACTTCAAATGACGTAACCTGGTGCGTGCTTGTAACAGTCTGTTTATCAGATTGCCCTAGCAAGTTCTTTCCCAGCCATATAAGCATGGGAACGTTACCTTCTTCAGCCGCTTTAAATTGCAATCTGCGTAGGCTTATTTTGCCTTTCGCGCCATGCTCTCTGTAGAAGTCCGCAAAATTTAGGTATCCGCGCTCTTTTAAACGCCTATCCAATGTGTCTTCAGATATGCGCCATATGGCACAAATTTCATCTTGTGTTGCGTTAATTTCTGCCAATGAAACAATTTTTGCAAAATCTTCGTCGCTTATTTCAATTCGTGGTCGCCCGACTTTAGAATCTGTCGTCATGATTGTTTATCCCATTGTTAAAACAAAGTAATATTATTTTACCAAAAAAAAGACCACTG